GGGAGTAATAATATTTAAATCATATCTACTTAAAATTAAAGGGTTCTTTTTAGAGCCCTTTTTTTTGTCCTAAATACTGTATTAATTCTAAGCTGTTTTAAACCTATCCAATAATTACCCCAATACCCTAGAACCTATTTAATTTTTAAGGCTCATATTAAAGAGCTGAAGAGCTCATAGAGTGTAATTAACATCAAGTTATTTAATAAGAAGTTAAGGATTAACGAATACCACCTATCAAGAACACTTAAACCGCCATAGCTCAATTAGTTATAAAAGCTCTGTTAAGTCTGTTAAGGGTTCTTAAATTAAAATACAGCTTCACAACTTGTTATTTTTCATTGTTCAAACTTCAAAAACCTTTCAAGACTTCAAAAACTTTTCAAACTTCATAGGAAAAACTTCAAAGCTTTCAAAGTCTTCAAAGTCTTTAGAGTTTAACTGTTTTTTTATCAAGATTTATCAAGATTAAAAAGTCTTGATAAGGGGAGGGCAGAGTACCGCCCCCGGTCCCCCATATATATACTAAATCTTATACATTTCNAGGGATTTTCAAGTGTTAAGTTGGAGACTCAACAGGCTTGGTCGGGCTTGTGTAACTTTAAAGTCTATAAAGTACCTGTTATTGTGGGGGTGATACTTGTTACTATACAAACCCTGGNGGACCTAAAGGTATTATATAGGTATATTTCTAGTTTGTCAAGCCCTTTAGAGAATATATTCTTTTTTTCTTAAAAAACTTGACAAATTTCTATGAGCATGTATAATAAAGGTATGCAGAACTTACCCGCAGAACGTAAATTAACAGATAAACAACAAAGTTTTCTGAATAATCTTATTGAAACTAAGGGTGACTTAAAGCTTTCAGCGGAACTTGCGGGGTACTCCGGCAATCACTATCAAGTATTACAATCATTAAAAGAAGAAGTAGTAGATTTAGCCCAAAACGTACTTGCAAGGGAAGCCCCTAAAGCTGCTTTTAAGTTAGTAGAGGTTATGACATCAGAAGATTCCATACCACAAGCTAATGTTAAACTACAAGCAGCCCAGACAATCCTAGACCGTGTTGGTTTAGGTAAACATGATAGAGTAGAGGTTAATCATAACGTTAATGGTGGAATATTTATTCTTCCAGAAAAAGAAACCATCAACTTAAGAGCAGAAGATGGAGACTATGAAGATATTTCTGACTGAAATAGAAGCATATGGTACAACTTTTGCAGGTCCTAACATAGTAGCTTCCTCTTATGAGAAAGCAGAACTAGCAGCAGCCCAAAATCACTTGGTTGTTGTAGGTGAGTTAGATAGTATCTACGTAGATGATGAGCTAGAACAAGAACACTTAAACACAATCCCTAAAGAAGACGATAGGATAGTACACTAATGTTATTAAATAGATTACAATTTAGAAAAGGTGGTAAAGCTAAGTCAAAAGTAAATGAAGCGGGTAACTATACTAAGCCTGGACTACGTAAAAGAATATTTCAACGTATTAAAGCAGGAACTAAGGGCGGTAACGCAGGTCAGTGGTCTGGACGTAAAGCTCAGATGTTAGCCAAAGCTTACAAGAAAGCTGGTGGTGGTTACAAGTAATGTTAAAAAAACCACAACAATCATTAAAAAACTGGAGCAAACAAGACTGGGGAACTAAGTCTGGAAAAAAGTCTAGTGAGACAGGTGAAAGATATTTACCCAAAGCTGCACGAGAGTCTTTAAGTGATTCCGAGTATGCATCTACCACAGCAGCCAAACGTAAAGATAAAGCTGCAGGTAAACAGCACTCTAAACAACCTAAGAAGATTGCAGAAAAGACTGCAAAGTTTAGAATGGCTAAAGGTGGTAAAGCAGACGGTAGATTAAAACGAGCAGGAGTCAGTGGTTACAACAAACCCAAACGTACTCCTAATCATCCTACTAAGTCTCACATTGTTGTTGCTAAAGAAGGCGATAAAATTAAAACCATTCGGTTTGGAGAACAAGGAGCTTCAACAGCAGGTAAACCTAAAGCAGGTGAGTCAGCTAAGATGAAAGCTAAACGTAAATCGTTTAAAGCAAGACACAGAAAAAACATTGCAAAAGGTAAAATGTCAGCAGCTTACTGGGCTAACAGAGTAAAGTGGTAAGATGAGTAAACAAATAGGCAGTGACGAAAAGCCAATAACATTTAGGTCACCAATATACAAAAANACACACGGAAGTAAAGGGGCTAATCCTAGGCCTGGTTTCTATACNCAAGACTATAGAGATAATTGGGATAGAATATTCGGTAAAAAGAAAACCGAGGAGAAAGACAATGACAATGATTAAGAAATGGTTAGAAGCAATAAAATATTTTCTAACTCCAAAGAAACAAACAACCAAGAGAAAAACAAATGTTAAAAGAACTACTAGAAAAAAAAGTAAATAGTATGATTAATACTAACGACCTTACAGACATGCAAGTTTGGGGCGTTATGTGTAGTATAGGTTTTATATCAGCTTTTATAGTTATGTGGATTATCTAATGAACAAAGGTAGGTATTGGGATGATGTAACGCAACAGCTTTATAAGTGGGATAATTTAATAAAACTATTAAGAAAAAGAAATGACAATACCTCCGGAGTATCTAAAAAAGAAAAGTAAAACAATTCCATTTGGTTATGAACTAAGTGAAATAGAAGGATACTTTAAACCGATACCTCAACAGCTTGAGGTTTTACATAAGTACCTTAATTTAATTCGAGAGCAGAAGTGTTCGTTACGAGAAGCTTCTAGTTTAATTCAACAAGAAACAAATAGAAAACTAAGTCATGTTTCTTTAAAAAACTATATTGACAAAGGTCCGTCTTTAGAATCAAGACGTAAAAAAACTTTAATTAAAAAGAAAAAAGAACTTGCTCAAGCAAAGAAAAAATTAAAAGAAAAAGAAACTAGATTAAGAACAGAACAAGAAGTTCTTAAGAAAGCTACAGAAAAAACAACATCTAAAGTTGTTACAGAAGATGAGTTACAAACAACCACGTCTTCTATACAAGAAACTTTAAAAAATTCTAAAGTTATTTTCCACGCTAATGAAGGTCCACAAACAGACTTTCTTGCTGCGGGAGAAAAAGATGTTCTTTATGGTGGAGCTGCGGGTGGTGGTAAATCATATGCTATGATTATTGACCCCTTAAGATACTGTCATAAAAAAGCACATAGAGCTTTAATACTTAGAAGGTCTATGCCAGAACTTCGTGAGATGATTGACAAGTCTCGTGAGTTATACCCACAAGCATTTCCCGGTGCTAAGTTCAGAGAAGTTGAAAAGCTTTGGAATTTTCCCAGTGGTGCGAAGGTAGAGTTTGGTTTCCTTGAACGAGATGCAGACGTGTACAGGTATCAAGGACAAGCTTACTCTTGGATAGGGTTTGATGAGATTACTCATTTACCCACAGAGTTTAGTTGGAACTATCTAGCTTCACGACTTCGTACTACTGACCCCTCTATTACCACTTACTTACGTTGTACTGCCAACCCCGGTGGTGTCGGTTCTCATTGGGTAAAGAAAAGATACATAGAACCCTCTGCACATAATACAAGCTTTCAAGGTGGTGACGGGCTTACACGAAAGTTTATTCCTGCAAAGTTAGCTGATAATCCTTATCTAGCAGAAGATGGTGTATATGAACAGATGCTTAAATCTTTACCACCAATACAACGCAGACAGTTGCTTGAAGGTAACTGGGATGTAGCAGAAGGTGCAGCATTTGTAGAGTTTAATCCTCAAGTACATGTTATTACTCCATTTCAAATACCCTTGCCTTGGGAAAGAGTTAAAGGTATTGACTATGGATACGCTTCAGAAAGCTGTTGTTTATGGGCAACGATTGACATAAATGATGGTACTTTAATAATTTATAGAGAATTATACAGAAAAGGCTTGACAGGTGAAGAATTAGGTGGTATAATAACAAGTATGGAACTTGAAGACCCTTTTTCGGTCTCAGGTGTATTAGATACAGCAGCGTGGGCAAATACAGGTACTACTGGTCCTACTGTTGGAGAAGCCTTACTTAGAGCAGGTCATAAACTTAGACGTGCAGATAAGAATAGAGTACAAGGCAAAATTCAAATACATGAGTTTCTAAAGGTTCGTGAGAATGGTAGACCAAAGCTGCAAATATTTAATACTTGCCCTAATCTAATACGAGAACTACAAAGTATACCACTCTCTAAAACGAATCCAGAAGATGTAGACACACATGCATCTGACCACGCATATGATGCATTGCGTTATATGATAATGAGCCGACCACGAATGGAAAGCCCACTAGAAAGAATGAGAGGATTGAAACGAGAAATGCATCGACCCTCTGATTCAACATTTGGATATTAAAGTTTTATGGCAGACAACGAAAATACATTTTTAAACGCTAATAATCTTTATGAAGAAGTAGAGGGTGAAGCAGGAAAAACTCTTGCTCTTGAAATAGAACAACGCAGTAATCTTGTTGGTATTATAAAAGGTAGGTTTCAACTTTCTGAAGATGCAAGACGTTCAGATGAATCACGGTGGTTAAGAGCTTACGAAAACTATAGAGGACTTTATAACAAGTCTGTTAAGTTTAGAGACTCAGAGAAGTCTCGTATCTTTGTTAAGATTACCAAAACAAAAGTACTAGCTGCTTTTGGTCAACTTGTTGATGTAATATTTGGTACAGGTAAGTTTCCTATTGGGATATCAGAAACAAAACTTCCTGAAGGAGAATTAGCTAATGCTCATTTAGATGCTCAAACAGGAGCACCGGGTATTGAAAGCACTATGGGTGGCGGTGAGTTGCCTGGAGATGTTGATGGAAATACATTAGATAATCCATACGAAGTAGGATATGAAGGTGATGGTAAAGTTCTTAAACCTGGAGCAACTTTTAATAAAGGTATTTTTTCTGATTCACTTGAAAGTAATGTAGAAGACCAATTAGTTGAAGGCTTTAGTCCTATACCTACTAATCTAGAACTTTCTCCTGCACAAAGAGCTGCAAGGAGAATGGAAAAACTTATTCATGACCAAATAGATGAATCAAAGGGTTCATCAGAAATTAGAAATGCTCTTTTAGAATCT